ACGTGCCTCTCTATCAACGCTTCGTTCGCCCTCTTCGACATCGTGACGCCGGAGTTCACCTTTCCCAGCTGCAATTGCACCCGCATCAACTGGCGCCGATCCGCGCGATCAGGCGTCACCCTGATCGCGGTGGATCTATGGTTCGAGCAGGTTCCGATCACGGCGACGGCCTCGTTCACGAACACGCAGCAGCCAGGCGTCGCGGGGCAGCAATCGCTTGGCAACGTGCAATCTTTGACGCCGAATCAGCGGGTGCAGAACGCCTTCGACGCCTTCGGAGCAAGTTGACATGCCCCAAGTCGTGCCGCTCCAAGCCATTCCGAATCAGACCGTGCAGTGCCAGCTCGGCAACCAAGCCTGCACGATCAACGTGTACCAACTTGCATTCGGATTATTTTGCGATGTCTACGTCAGTGGGACTTTGATCTGCGCTGGCGTGATCTGCCTCAATGCCACGCTGATCGTGCGCTACGCCTATCTTGGGTTTAGTGGCGATTTCGTCTTTTTGGACACCTCTCTTGAGGGTGCCGATCCGGTCTACACGGCATTGGGCGATCAATTTCAAATGGTCTATCTAAGCAGCGCCGAGATCGCAGCACTAAATCTTCCTGCAGGGATTTCGTGACGTGTCATTTGCTCAACGTCTCATCGATGTGACAGTGCAACTTGCTCCTAGCACTGGAACGAATCAGCCAAATACTTTCGATGAAAGCGGGACTGATACGGTCACTTTGTCCGGCCTCAGGACGTCAGTCAGAATTGAGAACTCCGGTTCTCCTGCAAACAGCAATGCCCAAATAAAAATTTGGGGCCTGACGCAAAGCCTTATGAATCAAATGACGACGCTCGGTCTCGTCTTCAATTTGGTGGCGAAGAATCAAATCACCATTGCAGCAGGCGATCCCGCCTCGGGAATGGCCACGGTTTTCACAGGTACAATCTGGTCCGCTTATGCGGATTATACCGCTCAGCCTGATGTGCCGTTCGTATTTGAATGTCTGCAAGCTGGAGCAGACGCAGTCATTGGCGCACCGCCATCGAGCTTTCCTGGATCGGCGGACGTGGCGACGATGATGTCTGGATTCGCGCGACAGATGAATGTCGGCTTTGAAAACAATGGCATTACGGCGAAATTGACCAATGCTCATTATTCAGGTGCAGCCAAAGTGCAGGCAGCGAGGTGCGCTGCGGAAGCGCACATCGCATGGGGATTTGTGAATGGTGGAAGCGTGCTGGCGATCTGGCCGTTAGGCGGCAATCGCAACACGACGAGCGTACCAACGATCTCTGCGAGTACCGGAATGATAGGTTATCCTGCGTTCACGCAAACAGGAATTATCGTCAAAACTCTATTTAATCCGCTCATCGCGCTAGGTGGATTGATTAAAGTAGAGAGCAGCCTTTTGAGTGCGATTGGTCAAATCCAGGCACAAAAAACGCAAGTGCCATTGGCGAATACATTTCCTTCCCAATGGGCTGTCAATAAATTGGACCTCGCGCTCGATTCGCTTTTACCGAAAGGACAATGGATGAGCGTGATCTATGCCTACAACCCAGGATTTCCTCGACCATTTATCCAGAACGGATGACAAGCGATGGTCGGTCAAACGGCGACAAGCGGAAGTCTCGGTGCGGGACAGCAATCTCCGACTGATTCCAACTCTGATTTCGATGTTATCACTTTCATCGTCCGCCAGATAATTGCGGAATTGGAGATCGCGCTGCCGGTGCAGGTGATCGCCGTGCATCCCGGCCAGGGTTCACCGCCTACGGCTGGCACGGTAGACGTCGAACTTCTTGTCAACTTGCTCGACGGTTCTGGCAATGCTTCGCCGCAAGGGACCGTCTTTGGTCTTCCTTATTTCCGTTTTCAGGGGGGGCCGTGGGCTATTATCTGCGATCCGGCGGTCAATGATTTCGGATGGCTCATCGGCGCATCGCGCGATACGTCGAACGTGGTCAAAAATCCAGGCATCCAGAATCCCGGCTCCTTCCGCAAATACAGCTATTCCGACGGCATCTACGTCGGAGGGTGCCTCAATGAAGTACCAGCGGCGACGCTGTGGCTGAAGCCGGACGGCACGTGGGTCCTCACCGACAAGCCGGGAAACGTGTTACAAGGCACATCGAGCGGAATCGCGATGACGCCTGTGGGGCAGGGGTTGGCCGTGAACGGAAACATCTCAGCGACCGGGACGATCATCGCCGGCAAGGGCACGGCCGATCAGGTCGGATTGCAAACGCACACGCACCCGGCGAACGGCTCGCCGCCCACTCCAGGAACATAGAGAAATGACCGGCGATCGCACCACCTTAACGTGGCATCACGCGGTGGCCTTGGCCATCGTGGCGATATGGGCGTGGGGCGCCGGCTTCTGGATGGGATCCTACTTCGTGCCATGGACGCGCTTTGACGCTCTGTCTCAGAAGGTCAACGCCATCGAGCTGAAGGTCAAATGAAATGGCGACGCCGCTCGCGACCATCGAACTCGATCCGGCCACGTGGGATTTGACGCTGGACGTCTCGGGCAACATCGCGCTGCTCGCCGCTCCCGATTCGCTGGCGCAGGACGCCGCCTCCGCGATTAAGACGTTCGCCGGAGAGTGCTATTGGGACACGACCCTCGGCGTCCCGTACTTGACCCAAATCCTCGCGCCTCCGCCTCCGCAGGCTCCGCCGTCGCTCGCCTTCCTGAAGCAGCAATTCGTCGAGGCCGCGCTCACCGTGCCCGGCGTCGCCGCGGCGCAGGTCTTCATCACTTCGTTCTCGAACCGCGCGATCTCCGGACAGGTGCAGGTCATCAGCACGACCGGGCAGACATCGGCCGCTAACTTCGCGGCGTCTAATCCGCAGGGAGGGCAAGGATGACTGCCGGCACTCTCGTCCCGTCGCCTACGTTCGGACCGAATGGATTCCAGGTAGCGTCCGGCCCGGCGATCCTCGCCGGCGTCGAAGGCGATATCCAGGCCGCGTTCGGCACGACGTTGAACTTCAACTTGAACACGCCGCAAGGCCAGCTCGCATCGAGCGAGGCCGCGGTCATCGCCAACGTGCAACAGCTTTTCGCCTTCTACACGCAGCAGGTGGACCCGAACTATTCGTCCGGGCGCATGCAGGACGCTATCGGGGCGATCTACTTCATCACGCGCAAGCCGTCGCAGCCGACATCGCTCACCGTGGCCTGCACCGGCGGCGGCGCCGGCACCGGTGTCGTGCTTCCGGACATTACCTCCATGAATCCGGCGCAGATCGTCGATGCCGCCGGCAATATCTATCAACTGCAGACGTCGATCACTCTTCCCGCCGGCGGCGGCACCGTGAACGGGATTTTCGCCTGCACGCAGGCCGGCCCGGTCGTGGTGCCGGCGTCTGTCTCGATCTATCAGGCCATCTCCGGATGGGATTCGGCCACGCTGGTCTCCGGCGTCGAGGGCGTCGCGACGGAGGGTCGGCAAGCCTTTGAGGCGCGGCGGCAGGACAGCGTCGCCGGCAACAGCATGGGCGCTATCGGCTCGATCATCGGCGCCGTCGCCGCCGTGCCTGGCGTCATCGATTATTACGGTATCAACAATCCCTCCTCTTCTCCGATCACCGTCAGCGGCGTCTCCATCGCGCCTTACGCGATTTACATCTGTGTGGCCGGGGGAGCGCCGGCCGCCGTCGCTCAGGCGATCTTCGAGAAGAAGGGTCCCGGCGCGCCGATGACCGGCAACACGACCGAGACCGTCTACGACAACAATCCGCTTTACGCGGCCCCGATCCCCTATCAGATCACCTATCAGGTGCCGACCGCGCTGCAGTGCCTCTTCGCCGTGCAGCTGGTGAACAACGGGAACATCCCGTCCGACGCCGCCACGCTGGTCCAGAACGCGCTGCTCGCGGCGTTCAGCCAGGGCGTCATCTCCGCGGCCTCCGTCTTCACCGGCTCGATCACGAACAACGTCTTGACGGTGACGGCGATCCAATCCGGAACGCTCGCGGTCGGCCAGACGCTCGATGACACGACCGGCGCGGTGGCTTCCGGCACGCAGATCACCGGGTTCATCAGCGGCAGCGGGGGGCTTGGCACCTATACGGTGAGCGTTCCGCAGACCGTGGTCTCCGAGACGATGTCCGGAACGACGAACGCCAGCCAGGTCATCCCCAACCTGCGGGCGCGCATCGGCCAGACGCTTTACGCGACGACTTACGTTCAGGCGATCAATGCGCTGGGCTCGTGGGCCCAGGTCGCTTCGATTAAGATCGGATCATCGAACACGCCGAGCGCGACGGTCACCGGTTCGATCAGCGGCAACGTGCTCACGGTCACGGGCGTCGCGGCCGGTAGCCTCGCCATCGGCCAGAACCTCTTCGGCAGTGCCGGTGGCACCGGCATCTCGCTCGGCACGCAGATCACCGGTTTGGGCACCGGCGTCGGCGGCACCGGCACCTACATCATCAACAATCCGCAAACGGTCCCGTCGGGCACGATATTGGCCGCCTCGGCGAACCAGAACTCGGTCGCGGTCCTCGCCAACCAGGTGCCGCAACTCAGCGCGCCGAATATAAGTGTCAGCGTCATATGACCGGGCCTCCCTATCCGCGACCGAATCCGGCACCGGGCAGCAACGCTATCGGCAGATTCAAGATCGGCGTCTCGCCGATAGGCGACATCTCGACCTTCGACGTCTGGTCGACGGTGATATCGCAATACGCGAACAGCCCGATTCTCGACGGCATCATCACCGCTTTCAACGCCGCGATAGATCAGACCGTAGACATCGACAATTTCTACGACATGATCTGGAACGTGCTCACCGCGGTGGGCTACGGGCTCGACGTCTGGGGGCGCATCGTCAACATCCCGCGCACGCTGAACGTGCCGCAGAGCGGGTCCTTCCTCGGGTTCGGTGCCGGGGGCGTGAGTCCATGGACCGGATTCGGCGCTGGATCCTTCTATGCCGGCGTGTCGCTTTCGAACAATATTATGCTGAATGATCAGCAATATCGCTCGGTGGTCCTGGCGAAGGCGGCGACGAACATCTGGGACGGTTCGATTCCCGGGCTGAACGCGATCCTACTGGCGCTCTTCAAGGGGCGCGGGCAGGTCTATGCCGCAGATAATCAAACTATGAGCATCACCTACACGTTCAGCTTCCCTCTTTCCGCGGTAGACGCGGCCATCGTTACGTCCGCTGCTTTGCCGCAGCCTACCGGCGTGATAATCAACATCTCGCAGCCATGAAGGGAATACCAGCGATGAGACGCATCCTCCTCTCCGCCGTCCTTTTTCTGGCGTCATGCGTCGCCGCGATGGCGATGAGCGCATCTTCTGCGCCGACGAAATTCCCGGTGCCGTGGGGTAACTCGGCGACCTGCGGCACGCCGTACACGGCGAACTGCTACATTACGAATCCGGTGCCGACGAACTCCCAGGTCGGCGTCGTCAACTGCGCGGCGTCCCTGCAGACCGGCTTCCCGCCGCTGACTTGGCCGGTGCCCGGCGGCTGCCCGCCTTTCGGCCAGGACTTCAACGGCATCCTCTACCAGCTTTCCGCGTGGGCGCAGTGGCTGAGCGCGGGCGCGCCGATCAAGTACGACTCGACGTTCCAGACCGCCATCGGCGGCTATCCCCAAGGAGCGGTGATCTCGAGCGCGGCGACGGCTGGCCTCTACTGGCTCTCCCTCGTCGACAACAACACCAGCAACCCGGATAGCGGCGGAGCGAACTGGCAAGGGCTCGGCGTTGGCGTGCCGACCGGGACGCTGATGCCATTCGCCGGATCGACGGCGCCGACCGGATATTTCCTCTGCTATGGGCAGGCCGTTTCCCGCACGACCTATGCCGCGCTGTTCGCCGTGATCGGAACTACTTACGGCACCGGCGACGGATCGACCACGTTCAACCTGCCGGACCTCCGCGGCCGCACGGCGCTCGGCCAGGACAACATGGGCGGCGTCGCCGCGAACCGGGTCACGAGCGGCGGCTCCGGCTGCAACGCCGTGGCGGAAGGCACCGGCTGTGGCGCGCAGAATCAGACGATCGCGCAAGGCAACTTTCCAAATGTAAATTTTTCATTCTCGCTCACGGCTCAGCCGCAGACCGCTTCGACGTCCGTGGGCGGCGTTCCTCAAACCGCCTATTGGGGCTCCGGAACTCAGGGCCTTCAGGGCGGCGGTGCCATCTCCGCTCCGAACGGTGCGGGAGCAGGATCGATCACGAACAGCACCAGCAGCGTCACGGGCAGCATCAGTTCCGGCGGCTCCGGCACGCCGTTGACCACGCTGCCGCCGGCGCAGGTCGTCACCTACATCATCAAGTTCTAAGGGGGCGCGGATGAGGATCGCCATCAGGTTCGCGGCCGCGGCCATCCTCTGGTGCGCGGCGACCTTCGGCGCGCTCGCCCAAACGACGCCGAACTGGCCGCAGGGTTTCGTGCCCACCGCGGGCCAATGGAACGCCCTTTGGGCCAGCAAGCAGGATTATCTGAACGCTCCGCCGCTGCTCACGACGGGCGGCGTGATGACCGGCAAGCTCGTCACTGCGGCGAGCAACGTCACGCAGACCGGGTTCAACGTTCCTCCGGGAACGGCTCCGGGCACCCCTGTCAACGGCGATATCTGGGTCACGGCCTCGAACATCTTCGCCTACATCAACGGCGCCACCGTGCCGCTCGGCACGTTCGGACAGCTTTCGCCGACGCGGGCGGGCGACGTCGCCTATTGGAACGGCAGCGCCTGGACCACGCTCGCCGGCAACAACAGCGGCTCGAACTGCTTCGGCGAGGGACCGTCGGGAACGCCGGCGTGGGTAGCCTGCAGCGGCGGCAGCGGAACGCCGGGCGGATCGAACACGCAGGTTCAGTGGAATAATTCCTCCAGCTTCGGCGGCATCTCCGGCGTCACGTCGAACGGGACGTCGGTCACCATCGCCAGCGGCGATCTCATCCTGTCCGGTTCCATCTCCGGCAGCACGACGCTGAACGCTCCGGCCACCGGCGGCGGGACGCTCACGCTCCCGGCCGGATCGACGACGCTGGCTGGCCTTAGCACGTCGCAGACCTTCAGCGGCACGGACACCTTCTCCGGCACCATCAACGCCAGCGGCACGTTCCAATACGGCGGCAACGCCATGACGTTTCCGGCCGCTCCGGCCACGCTGCTTTTCCAAAGCGGGGGTTATACTGACGGCCATTGCCTTCAAGCGTCAGGCTCTGCCGGCGGCGTCTCGGACGCTGGCGCGGCGTGCGGGACTCTTAACAACACGAACCCGACGCAGCAGGCGTTCCTCTCCGGCAGCGGCACCTACACGACGCCGGCAAACGTCAAATGGATAAAAGTCC